TCAATCCGTTCCTTCTCATCGTCCCATGTAGAGTCAGGCGCATAGATGCCGCGGCGCTTCAGTTCATTGAAGTAGGTTTCGTCCGACAGCTTGCCGGCTTGATTGGTCTTCAGCAGCAACTCGGCAGAGGCTTCTGCCAATGTAGCGGCGCCGAAATCCTTGAACACGGACGCATTGCCGCCTTCAGACTCGCCCACCCAATCGGCCATGTACTGCAAGCACTGGTCCAATGCGTCTTCCATGTCTTCAGCGATGCGCTGTAGCGTGCAACGATTGGCTTGATCCTCTGAGGTGACCTGAGTCGCAGTGACATCGCCCGGCTTCAGCACGAGCAATTCCGCGCCGGTTTGCCGCATGCGCTCTTCGAGGTCAAGGATGGATTTCCTACCCGCCTCGATTGCCGAACCGGAATGTTCGACGAACTTCATATCGCCATTCATCGGGATTTTCACGGCGGATTTCGATCCGACCGTAATCGAGGTGTTGTCGTCGGCGCCGATGATGGTCAGGATCGGTACGCGGGCGACGTGCAGGATGGTCTGCTGATCGCTGGAAGACTGCCAGTGTTCAACGTTCTGATAGGCCAGTTCAACCAACGGAGGAAGACCGACGCCGGTATCCTTGCGAATGCCGTAGAAGAAGACGAATGGGATTTCGTTCAGCGTCGTCAGCCCATCATCAAAGACGGACCAATCCTCTTTTTTGTCTTCTTTGCGCCATACTTCCCACCTTCCAGGATAGAGCACGCGCACTTGCTCGACGACCTTCTCGCCGAACTCGCCATCATCTTCGGTCACGGTTTCCAGCAGGCGAAGCTGCGTCAGCTTTTCATATCCGCTAATGATCGTAGTCTTCCACCCGAGGACAGTTCCAGGTGCGTAACGAGTGAAATACGGACGCGCTGCAATGGCCTTCTCTTCAGCCTGCGTCTTGATGTTCGATACTTTCGGGTAATCGACCAATACACCGGAGATTCCATAGCCCACCACGTCACGCGACAACTGACCAGCGAAGACATGCAGGTTATGGCCCTTGAGGTCGCAATCGTTCAGCCATTCAACCATGCGGGCAGGCACGTTATCCGCAAGCGTCAGTGGCCGGCTGAATGGCTTGGCGGCCATGACTTCCACGGTACGGGCGAATGCCGGATACAGCGTTGCCGTGGCGAGGCGTGCGGTGTAGCTTTCCGCGTCCTCATTGGGCCACTTCGGAAGGTATTGCTCGCCTGAGTCGCGCATGGCTGCGGTGCCACATTGCAGCGCAGTAATAATAGGCCAATGGCGAGACTGTGCCATGACGGCGGCGGATTGAGTACGGACTGATTTCGTCATGGGCGGCCCTGAAATGAAAAAACCGCCCGGAGGCAGTCTGTTGCTTTGTTTTGTTGCGTCATATGCGCAGGCTTTGAACGACAGCTAGGCGCTTCTGTATCGGGTAGCGGTAGGAGATGAAATAACCGCCGGCATCAATGCAGTGATCTAGCCCGGTTGATTTGTCCGGTTCGCCGTTCCGGTCGTAAGCCTGCTTTTCAAGTGCTTCAACGTAATGCGGGCAGGCGTCCGGGTTGATCTTGTATTTCCGTTCGCCTTCATGGTGCAGCATCCGGTTCATGCTTAACACGCGATCCTTTACCGCAGGATTGGTCGGATTGACGCAGACTGATAAGCCATGCTGGCGAAGAATCGACAGGTCGGATTCACTGGCATTGTTCGATTTCCGGCTATTCCCTGAAGCGTCTGGATAGACCATGATCGAATGGCCGGCATCCTTGTAACGCGCCTTGATTAGCTTCGCCATTGATGGCGTGTCGAATACGTCCAGCAATTCAGCGACGGCGTGCGGTTCATCGTTACGTAGCACATGAACAATCGCGCTCATCTTGGTAACGTTAAAGTCCATACCGATGTGCAGCGTTTCGTTCGGCTTGATTTCTTCGCTTGATGCGTTCAATGCCCTGTCGAACTCGGGATAGACTGAACCCGCCGTCAGATTAACGAACTCGCCCTCGAGATAGGCCATCAATAAATTGGCCGGGTAACTGTTCCGCAGGTTGTCGATATACCCGTCAGGCAAGTGCGCGGCGTTGTCCATCGTCTTCGCCCGGTAAAGAACATAGCCCGGCGCTTTGTTCTTTACCCATCGCTCATAGACGAAGCGGAAACCTTCCGGCGTCGTTGCTACTGCGACGGTGTTTGCTACTGGCCTGCCTGATACCGTCGTCGCCTTCTGACGATTTCGGGCGATTACCTTATTCCAGACGTTGCGCGCCTTCTCAATCGGCAGCGTGTCCAGTTCGTCAAGTATCGAATGGGCAACCTCAAAGCCGACGATGCGGTCAGGATTATCCATTGTGCGAAATATGATGTCGCCAATGTCCGTACTGAATCTTGCAGCTTGCCGGTTCAGCTTGTAACGAAACCCTAGCCTGTCAAACATCGCCGGGAACCGCTTGTAAGCAATATCCTCAACGAGTCCGTATGTCGGCAGGTAATACGCTACATCCTGATTAGGACACATCCGCTTGAGGCGCATGATCCTGGCGATTGCCGCTGCGGTCTTTCCGCTTCCGAATCCTCCGACGAATGCCGGATAGGCGTCAGTCGAATAGACAAAATCCTGTTGCGTAGGCGTGAAAGGCATTAGCCGAGGAATTCATCGTCTGGCACTGGTTCAAGCGTTCGCGTCGATACAGTTGTATTTGCAGTTGCAGCGCCCAAAGCCAATAGCCCCATCTTTTGTGCGGTATCGAACACGCGAGACAGCGCACTAAGTTCATTCGGCGCGATGCTTTCAGCGTTCAATAACTTCGCTGCTTTAGCCTTCAAAGCCTCGGCAATCTTGGCATCTTGGTCGTTGAATTTTGCTAATCTTGCGGCCCGATCTTCGCCCAATACCTCATTTGCGGCTTTGCTGACTTTTGCTGATTCTTGCTTACGCTCTGCTTCCCATCCTTCTTTTGCTGCTCTACGCATGACGCCTGCGGAGTTGATGCCGTGCTTGTCGGCTAGTTCGCGCAAGGTGATAGTGCTATGCGTGTATTCCAGACGGAGAGCAGCCCAATCAGTAGCCATTACGATTCAATTGTTTGGAGCGTGTCGGTCGGTACTGCCCCGCCCTGTTCTGAGGGGTTCTCAGAATCCAGCTTTTTGACACGCTTTGGATAAGGTTTAGCCAATGGCATGATTTGCTTTCTCATGTCGTCATCTAGTGGCATAAGGTAACGATACTTTGACGACCCTTTGACAATCTGAACGTCAGGATGCTTTTCCATTCCTTTGTGTGAATTGCGGAACGAGCGTCCCTGCCATCTTTTTCCTTTGTATATGTACTCGTCGCTAGACTGAGACGTTCCGTTAAAAATCCAGTTACCAGCCTGATATATCCCGCCATGATGCCCATGCGAAGGATCTGCAAACGAGACAACCAAACGAAGGTTTGGAAACTGAGTTTTTAGATAGCGCATGGAAATTGCAATGATCCTCGATACAGGTGACTGATGTTTTGTTAGCGCAACCCTTACTAGTTCGCAACCCTGCTCCATTCTTAACCCGTATCGCTTAACTAAATCTGACGTAGCGCCGACACCAAAAATTACAACCCCAATAAATTTATCGTTCTCCCAAACTCCAATTTTCGCAAGTTTGCTTTTAGGAATGCACTTTGAGTAATGCCACTTTTCACAAGAAAACTTTGCCGCTTCATGCGTTGCCCAATCAATTTTAAGGACGGGCTTATTCGACATTTGACAACTTTTTTCCGTAATGGTTTTTCATGCAGGCAAGTGCTTCGTCTATATCCTCGCCATTGTTGAAGATTACATTCGCAACAACCCCGTCCATAAGAGTTACACGATAAAGCCTAGATTTCGTTCCAAATGTTTTTGTGTCGAATCTGGACTGAATATTTACGTTCTTTGATGCTTCAAGTTGGCTGATTGTCATTTCACAAACTCATGGCCGCAACTAGGACAGATTATCGGAACGAGTTCATCTAGCTTCCCTTGGTCATCTTCCGTTCCC